AATATCTTAACTGCACCGAAGAAAAAAGGTTTCGTGCGCCGTTTCGTAAATGACAAAGGTGATCGTGTTCAGGCATTCAAAGACGCTGGCTGGACTCCTGTGGAGGACACACCCGTAGGCGATCCGAAACTTGGTCGGGCATCATCTATCGGAAGTTTAACGAATCCTTCTGTTGGAGCCGGCCAGCGGGCAATTTTAATGGAGATTCCTGAACAGTACTACGAGGAAGACTATGCTGCTGCACAAGCAGAAATTACTGCGGTGGAAAACGAGATCAAACGAAACTCAAAGTCTCCGGGTAAAGATGGTCTTGCTGGTGAAGTAAAAATTTCTTAATTTGAAAGAGGTGTAGTTATGGCAAACTCTGATATTCCTTTTGGATTCAAGCCGGTTAAACATCTGCTTGGAGTTCCTTGGAGTGGTAAGACAAATGTTTATTATATTCCAGCTACAGATACTACAGCAATGTTCAAAGGCGATGCTGTTAAAAGTGCTGGTTCTGCGGATGCTACTGGTAAGTTTCCGACTGTAGCCCAGGCTGAGGCAGGAGATACTATTCGTGGTGTTATCATTGGTTTTGGTGAAGATCCTCATGTGATGATCAAACCAGATAATCCTTATCGTACTCATCGTCCCGCATCTATGGAAATGTACTGTCTCGTGGTTGATGATCCTTTTGTAATTTTCGAGATTCAAGAGGATAGTGTCGGTAATTCTATTACTGCTGACATGGTAGGTCTGTCAACTGATATTGTAGTTGGCTCAGGTAATACTAATACTGGCCTTAGTGGAATGGAGCTGGATTCCAGCGATACTGCAACTCCTGCTGGCCAGTGTAAGATTCTCCGGGCTGTCGATCGTGAAGACAATGCTCTTGGTGATCACTGTAAGTGGGAAGTTACTATCATTGAACACGAAATGCTGTCAGCGACTGACGTATAAGGAGGTCAACCATGGGTGTTATTACTACCAGTAATTTTGCAAAAGATCTGATTCCAGGAGTCAAAACCTGGTTCGGTACAAAGTACAAAGAATATCCGATTGAATATGCGGAGATCTTTGAAAAGGTAACCTCACAGCGTGCATTTGAAGAAGAAGCTGGCGTAACTGGCTTTGGCTTGGCTGCTGTGAAAACTGAAGGCGATGGAATTGCTTATGACGAGCAGGAACAAGCCTTTATTGCTCGCTATACTCATGTAACGTACGGACTCGGGTTTATCATTACTCGGGAAATGTACGAAGATGGTATTGCGGTAACTGTTGCACTGCGCCGGGCATCTGCGCTGGCATTCTCCATCCGGCAGACGAAAGAAATCATTGGAGCGAACGTCCTTAATAGGGCTTTCAACTCAGCCTATACGATGGGCGCTAATTCAGATGGTAAAGAGCTTTGTGCTGATGACCATCCGAATAAATCCGGTGGTACGTGGAGAAATAAACTCGAGACACCTGCCGATCTGTCTGAAGCTGCTCTTGAGCAGGCCTGCATTGATATCTCGAACTTCAAAACTGATCGCGGCCTGACGATTGCAATTATGCCACAGAAGTTGATCATTCCGTCACAGCTTGAGTTTGAAGCATTTCGGATTCTGGAATCCATTGGCCAATCCGGTACAGCCAATAATGACATTAATGCCCTTCGAGCTTCTAAGAAGTTCCCGCAAGGTGTTAAGGTAAATCATTATCTTACCGATGCTGATGCCTGGTTCATTGGAACGAATTGTCCTGACGGAATGAAATACATGGAACGGCGGGCTGATTCTTTTGGTACCGAGAATGATTTTGATACTGAAAATGCAAAGTTCAAAGCAACATTCCGGTGCTCTTTCGGTTGGTCCGATCCAAGAGGTGTTTTTGGCTCGCCTGGAGCATGATCGTAACTTGGTGTTCATATGATGAACGACTCGTTGCAACAAACAACTCTGGAGCACTTGCAACTATGTTTGGTGTTCCAGAGTTCTTAACACAAACTTTATTTATTACTGGCCTTATTTATAAGGCTGCTCTAAAAGGAGTGGTAAAATGGGAAAATATAATTTTGGTAAAGATGGCCCGAAGTTTGAAGGACATAACTTATTTCCTGCTGCTGTATCAGTAACAACTACAGCAACGCCTGCAACTGGTTCTTGTGACGTTCAATTTATTTTTAAAGATATTTCAGAAAATGCTCTTACATCTCCTGTGGCTGGATTACTTTATCTCAGTAAAGACTCTACTGGATTGACACATGATCTGGCTGATACATCTTTGGCTGTACTTACAAATGGTGCGCTGACAAACATTGGTGGCGCAGGCCCGAGTCTTTTTACAACTACAGCATCTGGGCTGCTTGGATTGACCATTACTGCAACTGCGGGTGACTACTATGTAGTTTTCGTTAAGCCTGATGGTTCGTTACTCATTTCTGATGTTTGTACAATCAACTAATATCTTTCCCCTGACATGATTGTTGGGGGATTTTTTAAAGGACAAATGTTATGTCTTACCGGCCTGGAGATTATCTTGTCATTTGTGACCAATGCGGATTTGAACGTTATGCTTCTGAGTGCCGCATGACATGGAATAATCTTTTTGTGTGTGCAGATACTTGCTGGGAACCTAAGCATGAACACTTTACTCCCCCAAAACCATTAGGCGAAAAGCAATCAGTTCCTGTCAGACGGGCTGAAGATTCTGTCAATTATGTAACTAATGTAAGTGAAGATACTCTTACAGCAACTACAACATCTGATACGCCGAATGATGGATATTTTATTACAACTCCTATTACTGGAGATGATCTCTAATGGCCACATTAGCCCAACTAAAATCAAAAGTTTCTGATGTCATAAAAGATACTCATATACGAACATCAAGCGTTACCAAATATCTTAATACTGGCATGACTGAAATTGCTGGTGGCCTGCCTTCGACCCTTGGAAATTTTCTTACTCCACCCCTTCCGAATTTACTCACCATTGATACTGTCGACACAGCTACGGATGCTGCATATGTTGCTATGCCAACAACATTTCAGCGCGACCTCATTATTGCTATCAACGAATCCGGGGTTGAAATTGATATTGCAAATTCATGGATTGATTTTATTGCTGCCAATCCATTACTTGATAAATCTGGAAGCATTTACGAAGTTATGGAGAAAGGCGGGAATTTATATTATCAAAACATCCCGATAACATCTGAAGAGCTTACACTACATTTCTATCGTCTGCCTGTTGATATGTCAGATAGTAATGATACTCCAGATGGCCTGCCGAGTAATTTTCATGAAAGACTGCTTGTTAATTATACAATTTTTCGTACCTACGAGCTGCTCGGGGAAGCCAAGAAAGCTGCTTATTACGAAAGTCTTTTTCAAAAAGCTTTGGCGGACTTCGAACTATCTATACCTTTTGACTCAAGACCATTCTTATTAAGTTAAAGGAAATCCATCATGAATTTACTTGAGATAAGAACTCAAGCTGTAAATCAATCTGGTCGCTATGATCTTGTGACGGATACTACAACTTATGCTGATAATGGAATGGATTTTCATATCCTGGCTGGCCAGAAGTGGCTGAACAGAAAGAGCGGACTGTCCAGAGCTTTTGCTCATTTATCAAACACACTTTCTTCAGATAGTTACTACCAAGAGCTTGCAAATAAGTTTAAAGAATTACAATCCGTCACTGTGGCTGATGGAACAACATCATGGTCACTAACACATAAGACACTAGCAGAATTAAAAGATCTTTACGAGGCTGATCCAACAGCAGCTCCAGCATATTACGCATATGCTTCCTACAGAACTTTGGAGACTGCTTCATCTCTTACGATTGCCAACTTTATTGCTCTTGCCTGGCCAGCTGATACTGACGACAAGTATGACTTTTCAGGAATTATTGTAGTGCCGGCCGCTGATACAGATTACACTTTGACGGTTGGCGGTGAGTTTTTACCATTAGAAATGTCAGATAATGCTGATGAGAATTTCTGGTCCGAGGAATACCCGAATATTCTTGTCTTGGCTGCATTGAGATCTATTGCATTGCTGGACAGTAATAAGCCCAAAGCAGATGCTCTGGAAGAAATAATCCTGGCAGAGATAAGTCAGTTGGGATTTTTCACATATGCTGATAATGATGTATCTTTAGCAGGTAATGCATAATGACCAGAAGATACATACGCATTGGTGGTGCAGGATCATTCATTTATGATGATGAAGATACCATTACAGATGATGAATATGGCTATGCTGATGGAGAGTCATACAAGGCTTGCCAGACTGATGGAGCTATAACAACTACTCGAGATCCTGTTGATGACGATGATATGACTCGCTTGCAGGATGTGGGCTTACTTAATATTGAATTATTTACAACCACTGGGACCATCACACATACGAAGTCCATTATACTCGTGACTGGTACATTCGATCTGTTTTTGCCTACTGTGGCGAATGGAACGAATCGGTTTTATGAAGTCAAGAATAACGGCACCGGAATTGTGACACTGAAGCCGAATGCCTCTGAGCCAGCAATAACTGTGGAAGAAGAAACATATCAGCCAATTTATCCTGGAGATTGCTTAACAGTTTTTACTGATGGCAATGAATGGTGGGTAATATGACGTATGTAAGCACACCGAAGCAGGAAGAAGGCGGAGAACTCAAAACCAGCACTGTTGATCTTTCTGTTAAAGAATTACTTATTGAGGCAGTCAAAACGCTTCGAAGAATAGAATACCACCTGTCTATTTTGACAGCTACCGATATATCAAATGATGACATTTAAGGAGAAATAATTATGCCTACGTTAAACGGTCCTGATGGTAAAGCAGCTCATGTCAATTCTGAGCATCAGTTGACGGTAGAAAGTGCCATAGAGGACAAAGCTCTTTGGACAAATATAAACAAGGAAGATGTTTATACCGTTATGGTGGATGTTACGCCTGCGACAACAGACGATGACTTTTTCTATCTTCAAAACACGGATACAAAAGATCTTGTTGTTACCCGTATTGAGGGATGGTGTGCGGCTGACCAAGAAATTTCAGTTTATATAGGCGCAACAGATGCTGGTACAGGCGCTGGAGACACACTGACACCTGCCAACATGAATGCTGGAAGTGCGAAGACGGCCAATGTTGTTTGTACGCAAGATGCAACCGATCTGGCTATCACAGGGGGAAGGGTTGTGCGGCTTTTGAAATTCTCCCCAACTGCGCTTACACATGCTGTATTTAAATTTCCAGAAGGTATTGTAATCCCTCAAAATCAGAGACTCCACATGCAGGCAGCGCAGGCATCGCTGGTCAACATGAATGTCACTTTTTATTACACTGAATAGGCCTTCGTATGTTTATCAAAGATAATGATCAGCTTTATGACATCCTGGGAGACGCAGAAAAGTTTGACAAGCTCCTCCAGGTTGTGGTAGAGACTGTGAGACAGCAGATCCTTTGTGATGTTCCGGCATTGGTATTGCTCCATCTGAAGAATGAAATCAAATATCGAGAGCTGAAAGCTAAGTTTCTTCAGGACAATCCAGAGTTGGTAAAATATCAGGCTGAAACTGCCCAGGCACTGAATGAGATTGCTGCCAATCAGCCAGAACTTTCCCTTGAGGACGTATTCAAACTTGGCGCTATCCGTGCGAAAGAATTAATAAGGAGAACTCGTAATGAGAGAACTACAGCTTAAAGGCAGCCTGGACTCGAAGTTCAAACAACTGGAGACTGTCATTACTCGGATTATTCGCACCCAGAAGGTAGCCAAGACTGTTGTGGAAAAGCCGCTGTCTGTGCTGAGTCATTACTTGGATGAGTCTCCAGAAGATGGCTTTTTGTTCCTGGGCGGGCTTTTCAAAGGCCGGGTGCGGAAGGTGCTCTTTTCTGTTCAAGAGATTGAAGGTAAAGAAGCTCCGCATTATATTGCAACTGTTGGGAACGAAACTCATCAGCAGCAGGCCA